TTGGAGGTAAAGAACAAAGCAGCCATCTGTTTGGATATGCCGTTGATTTACATTGCACAGGTTCAAGAGAAAGAAGTATTATTATTAGTTCCTTGCAAGAAGCAGGATTTACTAGGTTTGGAATCGGCAATACTTTCATCCACGTTGACAGCGACCCAGACAAGGATGCCAATGTTATCTGGACTTACTAAAACAGCGGGACATACATTATGTGGAAAGTACTTCTAGGCTTATTAAAAGGTGGTAATGGCGGAAAGTCTCCTGCAGGCAATTTAGCTTGGGAGATTAGAGAAGCTATTAAGGGTAAGGAATTAGACCCAAATGAGCTAATACAATTACAGACTAAGATTAACGAAGTAGAAGCAGGACATAGAAGTGTCTTTGTTGCTGGTTGGCGTCCCTTCATAGGATGGGTATGTGGCTTTGCTTTGGCATATAATTTCATAATACGAGATTTATTTATATGGGCATTAAAACCAGAAGACGTTCCTCCAGCTCTAGCTATGGAGCATTTAATGACTGTGCTTTTAGGTATGCTAGGACTCGGTGGCTTAAGGACTTACGAGAAGATTAACGACAAGACTAAGTAGAGTAGTTAACATCTTAGTTAATAAGTTCTATGCCAAAAGACTTGACTTTATAGAAAATTGACTGTACCTTTGGTGGGAGGAGGCTGAATATGTACAAACAGTATATGCCAAACAGTAATAACTGGACTGCAAGATTAGTAGCTTAAAAAAAAGAAACAACAACAGAGTTTTTATTTTATTACAACTTTACACACACAAACCTATGAGAATCGTAACTACAGACTTAGCAAGAGAAATTGCTTTAGACTTTAACAGGAGTATACAAGAAAGAGTAGATGAGTTACTAAAAGCAGACTGCAGTAATTATACTAACCTTGGCATCGATTCAACCGAATCAGAACGTACACTAGTTCGTGGTACAAGTAAAGATATATATCAGTTAGTTAATTTGATTGATGAAGAAACAGGAAACTTATTACTAAAAAGTATAGATAACTAAGGACAATAGTTTATCTTTGTATCGATGCTCTTGTCAAGTATCTTTCCTTTTAGTTTTTATGTTTAGAGTGCTTAGAGAAATCTAGGCACTTTTTTTTATATTTATTTGGTTGCTAACGACAAATGTTCTATATTTGTACAAACAAAACAGAAAGATATGAAAACAATAACGGAAAAAGTGGTGGACATTCAAGGGAGATTGAAAGCACCAAAGAATCAGAGAAACAATTTCGGTAAGTATAACTACAGAAGTTGTGAGGATATACTAGAGGCAGTTAAGCCATTACTAGTAGAACACAAACTATCGCTAACTATTAGTGATGTTGTAATGAATGATGGTTTGCAGTACATCAATGCTACTGCTACTATTACTGATGGTAAAGAATCTATATCTACATCTGCACAAGCAGGTATAGACGCTAATCGTAAAGGTATGGATATAGCTCAATCATTTGGTAGTAGTTCTTCTTACGCACGTAAGTATGCTCTTAACGGACTGTTCTTAATTGATGATACAAAAGATGCAGACTCTACCAATACACATGGTAATAATTCTGTGGCATCAAAAACCGAAGAGCTAGAATGGCTAAATGAAACTGACCCTAAGTTCTCTGCAATAAAAGCAGCTATAAAAGATGGGAAGGCAACGTTGGCAGACGTAAGAAAGAAGTTTAAAGTAAGTAAGAAGATAGAGAGTCTTCTTAAATAATTGTAATTTAATATTTAATACTATGAGTGAAGTAAAAGAAAAGAAGTACGTTGGTAACGGAACACAGTCAGGTGAATTCTATGTAAACATTTCGCTAAAGAAAAGTCAGTTAGAGCCACACTACTATGAGTACAATGGTGAACAGTATGTTCGATTAACTATTGGGAAGCTAAAAGAAGAGAACCAATGGGGTAAAACTCACAGTGTTTGGGTAAATGAGTATAAGAAAGATACTGAGCAAGCAAGTGCTAAAGCTCCTGTAAGTGAAGGAGACGGTTTACCATTCTAAATTAACTTAGTAGCAGGGGGCATAATTTTGCCCCTTATTACTTTAAACTAAATCACATGGCTAAAGCTAAATTTATAAAAGTAAAATACGGTTTCATTGATGAGGAATTATCATCTTCTGAATGGATTTTACTATCCTACCTATCTTCTTTGACAGGTAAAGCTGAAGTAATCAACGCTTCAAATGCACACCTAGCTGAATCTTTAGGCATCAGTGAAAGAACTGTATGCAGAGGATTAAACAGGATTGAAGACCTTGAGCTTATAGTAAGAGAAACAAAGAACAATGGACACTACGGAATGAGCAGAAGGATTACAATAGCTCAACCAGTTAAAACAGCATACTATAGATAATGGGTAATTTCTCAGACTTAGGCATTCAAGTAAAAGGTAACAACGAGCAACAGAAGACTCGGTGTCCTAACTGTGTTAAGCTAAATAAGGAGAACTGGAAGGACTTATCTCTATCTATAAACCTAAAGGAAAACATATACAACTGCCATAAGTGTGGTTGGAACGGAAAGATTAAAACAGACAAGGCTATGACAATAAGCTACAACAAACCAACTAAGGATTCTATGAGGTCTCTTACCGAACAAGGCAGAGAGTTCCTACTTAAACGTGGCATCACTAACGAGGTTATTATCAATAATAAAATAGTGTCAACTTCTGACGGTAATAGTATACTGTTTCCGTACTTCAGAAAAGGCGAACTAATAAACTATAAGACTAGAGGCATAAGTGCTAAGTCATTTATGCAATCTAAGAATGCTGAACCGTTAGTATATAACTACGATAGGTGTAAGGATGCCAAGACCATAGTTATCTGTGAAGGTGAGATGGACTCTCTATCATGGGAGGTTGCAGGAATGGAAGCACATACATCCGTAAACATGGGTGCACCTAATGTAGGTGATAAGAATATAGATAGAAAGCTAGAGTGCTTAAATACTTCCTACGATATCTTTGAAGAAGCTACTAAAATATATGTAGCTACAGATGAGGATGAGAACGGTAGAAACCTACAGAAAGAACTAGTTAGAAGGTTTGGAGTAGACAAGTGCTTATTAGTCGATTTAAAGCCTTTTAAGGATGCCAATGAGGTTCTCATAGCGGAAGGGGTAGAAAGTCTCAAGAAACGGCTTAAAACAGCCTCTACGCCGAAGGTAGAAGGTATCTTTGGAGTGAGTGATGTAAGAGAGTCTATGTTGGATGGTTTTCATAATGGTCAGGATAGAGGAACTACTACACATATTCCCTTAGTAGATAAGGCGTGGACATGGAGAAGTGGTGAGGTTAACATATGGACAGGTTACCAGAATGAAGGTAAGTCTATGTTTCTTAATCAACTTGCTACATTGAAGGCGGCATTAGATGGTCATAGGTTTGGAGTATTTAGTCCAGAGAATATGCCAATGAATGACTTCTTTAATGACATCATAGAAATGTATGTAGGTAAGAGTACTGACCCGTACTATAAGGATAATCAAATGTCTATCTCAGAGTATGAAGAGGCTATGGATTTTGTACAGAAGCATTTCTTTGTTATATACCCTAGGAAGGATTTTCAGTTATCTACATTGTTTCAGAGAGCAAAGCACCTTGTAAAGACTAAAGGTATTAATGCACTTATAATAGACCCATACAATACAGTTCAACATAAGATGAGAAATGGTGAGCGTGAAGATTTGTATATATCTAGGTTTATGTCAGAGCTAAAGATGTTTGCATTAGACTACAGTATATCTGTACATTTAGTTGCACATCAGGTAACACCTCAAAAGGATGAGTCTGGAAGATACTACAAGCCAGATGTTAATCGTGTAAAGGGTGGTGGTACATTTGCAGATAAGGCTGACAACGTGATGTTTATATGGAGACCTGACAGAGGTTTGGATTTCTCCAGTACAAACGTTACCTTTGGGTCACAGAAGATAAAGAAACAGAAACTTGTAGGTAGACCACAAGAGATAGAGAATATAGATTTTGAAGTGAGGGAGCAGAGATATTATTTTAACGGAGTAACACCCTTCACTAAAGTAGATGATAAAAGAAGAGAAGAGGGAATTTAGTATTCCCACACATATTAAGCACAAGGGTAAGAATATCTACCTGAATTTGAATGCCTATAGAAACTGGCATCATTTCAACAGCAATACCTACAAGAAAAATTACAAGGCTAGAATCTATGAAATATTAGACTCTAGCTTTCTCTTTTCGGGTAAGGTTCATATAGAGTATACCTACTACTCCCCAGACAAGCGTGTAAGAGATTTAATGAACGTTATCTCTATAGCAGATAAGTTTTTGCAGGACGCTTTAGTGGAATTAGGTTATATAAGTGCAGACGATACTAGTGTAGTTGTAAAGATTACTTCTGTATTTGGTGGCATGGATAGAGAGAATTCAAGAATAGACGTTAAAATAACCAACTTTAAACAAGAATAATATGTATGTAACAGTATACCCAATTTATGGTATAGTCTTTGGTTTCAGCTACTGGAACTCCGATATGGATGAATTTCCACAAGAAGACGAACAAATAAAGGAACACGCAATCCAATTGACTCTTGGGATAATAGGTGTAACCTTTACTGTATGGAAGAACAACGGTTAATAGATAAGTTAGCAGACAAGCACGAAGACTGGATTCGAATGGCTAAATCTTTCGGAGCAGATAATGAGCAGTCAAACGAACTAGTTCAGTCTATGTACGTTAGATTAGTAAAGTATGTAGATGCAGACAGCGAAAGAATAATGTACACTAAGGATGAGGTTAACACATACTATGTTTACGTTACACTAAGAAACCTATTTCTATCTAATGCACATTCCTATAAAAGTGATGGCGATTTAGAAGACTCAAGTGCTTTTGGTTCAAAGTACTCCTTGTATAGAGATTTAGATTTGGAGTATGAAGAGGCTCATAAAGCATTATTCGATAAGATAGATGCAGTTGTAAATGAGTGGTACTGGTACGATAAGAAGTTGTGGGGTATCCACTTCTATGATAAGGTAAGTATGAGGGGAATAGCCGCTGATACTAAAATAAGTTTAAGTTCAATATTTAATACACTAAAAAATGGTAAAGAAAAAGTCCGCAACGAAGTCAGTAAAGAGTACGAAATCTACTGCAAAGCCAAAAACAAAAAAATCGACAACAACAAATTCGGAAGCAAGTGGTTTAGGAGATAGCGTAGAAGCTGTTTTAAAGGCTACAGGAATCGATAAAGTAGCTAAGTGGATACTTGGTGAGGATTGTGGCTGTGAGGCTCGGAAAACGACTCTAAATAGGTTGTTTCCATACAAGAATCCTAACTGCTTAACAGAGGAAGAGTTTCAGTACTTAGACGAATGGTTCTCTACTAATAGAAATTCAGTAACCAACCAACAACAAAAGGCGCTAGTGACAATAAGTAATAGAGTCTTTGATGAGAATGCCAAGACTAGTAGCTGTACAAGTTGCTTCTTAAAGTCTGTGCAAAGTAGATTGAAAGTAATTCATGCCGAGTACTTAAAAGAAAAAGAATAGATGAGCTTAATTAGAAATAGTAAGTTAGTTAACCAAGCAGTAGATTTTACTGGAGTGCAGAGTGGTAAGATACATCCTAGTGATGTAGACTTTGTGCTTGAATTCAGTAATAAGATACTTATACTAGGTGAGGTTAAGAGGCGCTATAATCGCATACCTAAAGGTCAAGAGTATCTACTTACTAGGATAGCTGATAGATGGGGTGATGCAGGTATTGTGCTAAAAGTAGAGCATGAGCATGATAACGAGAATACCAATATTCCATTAAAAGACTGCTTCGTTACTAGGATATACGTAGATAAGACGTGGAAGAACTACGAGTACGGTGAAGAGCCTATAATACCATTCCTTAATAGAATAGGAGTAGTATACAATAACAAGAAATGCCAATTTGAAGAAGAAATAAATGCACAGTAGAGATAGCAATTACGAAGATTATTACGAGAAGATGTGGACAGCCAATACAACACAAGACCCTAATCAGGTTAATTTAGAAACAGATATTGTAGTTCAAGAGGTTAAAGAGCTGTATGAGAAGCGTAGTCAGGTTGGTATAAACAAGTATGGCACTACGTTAGAGAATAGTACTCAGAGTACCTTAGAGTTTATACAACACCTACAGGAGGAGCTTATGGATGCTACATTATATCTACAGAAGATTAAACACCTAATAAAGTAATTATGACAATTAAAATGCAACCCAAGAAGTACGAAGAGCAAAAAGAATTTAACCAGCGATGTATGAATAACGCTCAGTTAGGCAGTAGTTATCCTAATAGAGATGATAGATTTACGGTATGTCAGATGCTCTGGAAAAAGAATTTCGACCCTAAACAGTAGTTATTAACTAAAGTTTGTTTATATTTGTTGAAACATAAACAGATAAAAACATGAAAGCACTATTTAAATTGCCCAAGTTTATTGCAGCGATGGTCTTCCTCGCCTTTTTTTACCTAATTGAAACCATACTAATGATTATCTACTTAATAGTAGAGACGCCTATGTCTTGGTTACTTGACAGGGTTGAAGGTATTATTAAGTACTTAATTAAGAATACATAGACATGGGAAAGACAAGAGAATTATTCGAGGAGTTACAGTTTGAAGACAACATCGGTGAAGAGGCTAGAGCTGAATTGCATTGGATGGAACAAGAATGGTTAGAAAGAAATAATAAGTAATATGGTATTTACATTAGATGGTACAGCTTGGAGTGAGAAGAAGCTGCTAAAAAAAATGGAAGGCGATGAGTTCTACTTCGGTTCAGAAGGAAAGCTATACTTATCTTCTTCATCAATTAAGGGCTTATCTAAAGACCCTAATAAGTTTATCTACAACCTAGAGAGTGAGGAGGAGGTAGAATATAAGCCTAACCCTGCATTTGACTTTGGTTCATTATTCCACTGGTACATATTAGAGCCAGACGTATATAAGAAGCAGACATTTGTAGATGTAGATAGAAGAGCAGGTCAGGAATGGAAAGAAGCTGTAGCAGAGCATGGCAGAGTATTCTTAAAGAAGGATAAAGATAAGGTTGAGGAATTAGCTGAACTCTTTTTGTCTTGTGGTAGGATAAGTGATTTACTTAAGAACAGCACACCAGAAGTTCCTGCAGTTGGAACTATAGATGGTATATGCTTTCGTGCTAAGGCTGATATACTAGGTAAGGGTTTTATTGCAGATTTAAAGACTACTGCTAATCTAAAATGGTTTAAGCAGGATGCCAGAAAGTTTGGTTATGCAGCTCAGGTATATATTTACTGTCATTTGTTTAACGTTGATTATAGAAACTGGGCATTTATAGCTGTAGATAAGGTTACAGGTGAGTTTGGATTCTTTACAATATCAGAAAGATTCTACTTAAGTGGTAAGGAAATAGTAGATAGGGGTATTGCTAACTACAAAGAAATAATGGCTGGTAAGAGAGACTTCGAACCATTTTATATAGAAGATGTTATATGAGTTACTACAGTAAAAACGAGTGTTACGCAGATGTGTTTATGGCTTTAACTACAGGTATAGTAGAAGAGTCTGAATTATATTTACTTAGACAATACTACGAAGATACTGAACAATACGAGTGCTGTCAAGGATTAGTTGAGGCATACATTGATTACAAAAAAGAATTAGAAGATGTTACAGAAGATAAAGGAGTTAGTACAGATTGAAACAAAAATAAGAGATATATCTAAAAGAAGTAGGCTACCAGATATAGTTGATGCCAGAGTAATGTATTATTACTTAGCTAAAAAATACACAGGACTTAGTTATCATAGGATAGCAAGGTCAATAGATAGAGACCACGCTACCGCTTTACATGGTATGAAGTCTTATGGTAATTGGAATTTTGCATCACTCCAGTATAGAAAACAACTTGATAAGTTGCACGCTATAGAGCAGTTGATACCTGAAATTCAGGAATCACATATAGAGTCTGCAGATTTACATGAACTGTTTAAGGCTAGGAATATAGCTTTAAATTCACAGGTATCTGAGCTTTTAAATGAAATAAAGCAAAAGGATGCAGAGATTAAGAAGTTAAAGAATTGGAGGACTATTTAAACTATGAATTATGTTTTATATATTTGGAAGTTTGATACTAGTAATGATGTTAATGATTGAATAATGGAAGAAGAAAAGAAACCAGACGGTCGTAGAAACAATGGAGCTGTAAAAGGTGTCTCCAGAGGGCAAGGTAGACCTCGTAAGACCAAGAACAAGGACATTGATAAGATGACCTTAAACGCCTTAAAGAAAGCCTTTGGTAGCGAGGAGAAAGCATGGATAGAGATAGCTAAACTAGCTAAGGGAGGTTCTACCCAGCATATGAAGTGGCTACTAGAATATAGATATGGTAGACCTAAAGAGCAACAAAGTATACAGATAGACACTAAGATTAACATACCCGTGATTGAATTCGCAAAACCCGATACAATAGATATAACACCAGAAGATGAAAGAATCGAGCTTAATAGAGATGAGAAATAGAATTGATGTGCTAGAGAGTGCAGTTACATACTGCCTAACTACTATCAAAGAATTAGAAGGATACATACAAGCCAAAGCTGCAGAGAATGTAGAGGTTATTGATGCTGAAGAAGCTGTAATTGAATAAGGTAGAGCTACATGATAAGTACCAACCCTTATTTCATTCTGATAGCAGATACTTTGTTATTACTGGAGGTAGGGGTTCTGGTAAATCGTTCGCTGTAACGGTATTCTTAGCACTTCTAACGTACGCTTTAGATAACAGGATACTATTTACTAGGTACACCATGAGTTCAGCAGGTATGTCTATTATACCAGAATTCTTGGAGAAGCTAGAGTTGATGGGAGTATCAGATAACTTTGACGTAACCAAGGTTGATATTAAGAATAAAGCTACAGACAGTTCAATATACTTTAGTGGCATCAAGACTGCGTCAGGTGACCAGACAGCAAAGCTAAAGTCTATAGCAGGTGTAAATACTTTTGTACTGGATGAAGCTGAAGAGCTGGTAGATGAGGAGAGTTTCGATAAGATTGACTTCTCTATTAGGTCTAAGGATGCCACAAACAGGTGTCTGTTAATTCTAAATCCTACTACAAAGGAGCATTGGATATACCAGAGGTTCTTCCAGAATAGAGGCATACCTGATGGTTTTAACGGTACTAAGGATGGTGTAACATATATACATACAACTTACTTAGACAACATTGAACATCTCTCAGAGTCATTCGTTAATCAGTTAGAGCAAATGAAGGTGCGCAGACCTGATAAGTATAAGCATCAGATAATGGGAGGTTGGTTGCAACGTGCAGAAGGTGTAGTATTTACTGACTGGCAAGTAGGTTCTTATAACTCAGAGATGAAGCTAACTTGTTATGGCTTAGATATAGGATTTAGTAGAGATGAGTCAGTTCTTACAGAAGTATCAGTAGATAAGATAAGAAAGATTATCTGGGTCAAAGAACACTTTTACAAGAAGGGATTAGTTACTTCTAATATATACGACCTATGTGTTAGACACGCAGGTAAGAACCTTATAGTAATTGACAGTAGTGAGCCTAGGCTTATATCTGAACTAAGTACCAGAGGACTGAATGTTACTCCATGTATGAAGAAGAAGGGAAGTATTCTAGCAGGTATAGCACTTATGCAAGACTACAATATTGTACTTCAAGGAGAGAACTTAGTAAAGGAGTTTAACAATTATGTATGGGATGTTAGAGGTGTAAAGCCAAGAGATGCCTACAATCATGGAGTAGATAGTATGCGCTATGCTATTGAGTATCTGTTGCTTAGAACAAATCCTAAAGGAAGTTATGTAGTAAGTTAGGTAGTTACAGATATTATCTGTATATTTGAGCTTTCATAATGATATTTGTTTAGATTAATTGATGTTAAACCCTCTAGTTTTAGATTGCTAGGGGGTTTTTTTGTACGTTATAATGTCAGTGGAGTCAGTGGGGTCATATTTTTTACATATTTATTTGGTCATGTCATTTGGAGGTTGTAGATTTGTATAAACAATAAAACAAAACAACTATGACAAACGCAGTATTTACAATTATCGACAAGCTAGTATCTTCAGGAAAGATATTCTCAGCTAACTTCACTAAAGCAGATGGTACACTACGTACTATGAATTGCAGAGTAGGAGTACAAAAGAACCTTAAAGGTGTTGGCATCAAGTATGACACCCGTAAAGCCCATAACATAATCGTATTCGATATGATTGCAGACGGCTACAGAACTATCAAAACTGATAGACTTAACTGGATACAAGTAGAGGGTAAACGGTATAACTTTAACACACTGTAATTATCATGACAAAGGTAGCAATAGGTATTTTAATACTACTATCGAGCTGTGTAAGGACAGAAACTTGCATAGACTTAAAGACAAGATATTACCTTGAAGACGGTACATACTCACACAGCATAGAAGAGATGTGGTGCGAATAGAGGGAAAAAGATATAACTTTGAAACACTGTAATTATGACCAAAGAAGAGAAAAGAGAGTATGATAAGAAATATAGAGCAGCTAACAAGGAGAGATTCGCAGCTTACTATCAAGCTAATAAAGAAAAGATAAAAGCTAGAACTAAAGCTCGTGGAGAATCTATGAAGCATGAACCTGTAGTTTATTACTTACCAGAGCATCATTACGTAGGTGTTACTGATTGTTTATACCACAGATTAAACCACCATAGAAGTTTCCATAAACGTGTAACAGAGGGCTACGAAATTATATACACTGCTAAAGATATGACAAAAGCTAAAGCAGTAGAAAGATATATGCATTACGAGATGGGTTACAACGGTAAACATGGAGGAACTAAAGGATACTAACAACTAAATATAAGCAATATGGCATCAAGAAACGGTTACAAACGATTAGAAGAAGGGCAAGAGATGCCAAAGGATTTCTGGAATTACTTAGTGAATCCAATAACAGGCTTCTACTACTCTATACTACAGGATAAGGAGAAGATAGGAACACGATACATTAAACCAAATAACGGGGCTAATACAATGGGAAGATGAGAGAAAATCTAGTAGATAAGATATGGAACTGCACATCATGTGGAGCATACAATGCAGGTTCAAACGAATCATGCGGACAATGCAATCTTAGTAGGATTTCAATTCAATAGGGGACGCAATTCAATACCCCCCTGTCAATTCAATACCCCTTTGTGAATTCAATAGGGTATTTTTTTGTGCCTTTTTCCCCTTATTTAGACTCATTCCAGATAAGGAAATTTGCCGAAATAAAAGGATTTTTTGCAATGGTTAAAGGATGCAGTTTTTAGGTTGTATATATATTAAGGAATAAAGAAATTGTTTAGAACCATTATAAATAAGGAAATAAACCGAAATAAACCGAAATATATTTGTTCATGTTAAAAATATGCGTACATTTACACCATAGAAACAAACAAACATAAACACTATGGAAAATTTATTTATTTACTTACTAGTAGGATTAGCAGTTATTTTTTTACTATTATCATTTGAAACACTTGCAAAAGATTTTAAGTGTATAGCAAAAGATATAAGGCAAGCGATTAAGCCCGTCAAAATTTCAATGAACGTCAATAGCTGCAAACCTAACCAAAAAAAACAATCTAACCAAAGTATTAACCAATAAAAAAAACAATTATGGAAAATCAAGTAGAAAACATGCGAGCAATTAGAGTGAAATATCTACCACCTACTAACAATAAGGGAAGCCGCATTAAACTCATTGAGCAAATGTATCAAACCGCCGACACTGTGACACTATCTTATAATTATGCAATAGGAGACGGCACCGAACAAGCTATCCAATATTTACAAAGTAAAGGTATAAACATACTTGGGAAGTCAAATATAAAAGGTGAAACAATTCTTTTTTCTGACTCGTGGCAAAAGGGTAGCGATGATTTTATAACTATAAAAAATAAATAACATGATACAAGAAATAAATGACCCGCTGCACCTGCTTAGATTAGTAGAAGCGAAAAGAATAACACATGAAAGTTATCAATTAAGAATGGCAGCCGACAGGCTTAATATTCCAACCTATAAAAAAACGATATGAAAGAAATACATTTAAATTTTGGCGGGTTTTATCATTACCATGATGAGCATATCGACTCACTAATTGAGTGCTTTGAAATTAATCCAGATAGCGTTGATTATGCAGCAACTTACAAAGATTATGCAAAAGAATGGCTCAATACCTTTAATAGTGAGCACGATTTTGATTTTCAATTTATTGGCATTGATTCCCCCCGCTTTTATAACTATTCGACAGACAAAATAAAGGTTAATATTGACGCGTTGCAATGCCACATATTAAAAAGAGATTATACAAAAAACATTGATTTCATAACGTATGCAAATGAACGCTTAAAAAGCAGCAGCGGTTTTGTGTCTTTTTATGATGGATTAACAGACTTAAGACAAAAGGCAAAAGAAAACGATTCGGATTACATTTTGCTAATTGAGATGATTCTGGATTTTATAATTGATTCCAACGAACCTATTTTTATAAATGAATTCGAGATAGTACCACAATTAACATACAAAACAACATGACAAAACAAGAGCAAAGTTTGAACGAATGGTTGGAAGGTTATAAAAAAAGAATTGACCAATACAATGAACCAAAAAGGGTAGCCCATCGAAAAGAGATAGAAAACTATTTGAAAGCAATTGGTAACAAATTTAATTTAAGATAAAACAACATGCAAAAATATACACTTCAACAAAGAAAGCGTATAATATTTACCTTTATAACGCAACAAATCAAGTCAGGCAAACCAATTGATGATTGGCTTATGAAAGTAGCTAAAAACGGCTTTAAAACGTGGGATTTTGATTATATTTTAGGGCATATTAAACGCTATTATATAAACGTAGGCGGCTACAATGAAAGCAACGTGAATGAGGTAATAGAATTCGAGATAATGAAAGAAACTAATTGAACTAAATAACATGAAAGAAAATATACAAAGCATTTGCGAACTTATATTTACATTAAAAGAATATGAACGTAAACAAATTATATCTGTACTAATTTGCTCAATGTTAACTGAACAAAGCAATAAAGACGCAAAAGAGATTTACGATAATATTATAAACTTACTTAATAAATAAATTAAACTGTAATTTAATTAAACTAAAGCCTCCATTATTGGGGGTTTTTTTATGCGCTATATTCTGAGCGCTTACTGTAATTCAATGGGTTATGTTTAATAAAGGGGTTGATTGGTAGGTTTGTGTCCATCCTAAGGTACCTCACAGCCGATTTAAGCGACGTTCATGCATTTCTGGTACATTATATCCACTGAGGTTATTTAAGAGCCTTAGAGGGACTCTCACGGGATTAAAGGTTGGTTTGCTGTATTAACCACGTCTTCGCACATCAAATACATCTCCTAACGCCATCGGTTTAGAAATAATTACTTATATTTGTATTTATGAAGACAGAAGAAGAGAAAAAAGAAGCGAAAAAAGCTTATGCCAAAGCATACTATAATGCCAACAAAGAAAAAGCTGCTGCTTACTACAAAAAATATAATTCAAATCTAGATAATAAAGCTAAGAGGTCTGCTCAAGCTAAAGAATACGTAGAAGCTCAAAAGGATGGTTTGTTTACAGTTTACTGTTTGCCTGAAGAGAACTATGTTGGCATGACTACCTCCTTATACCAAAGACTTAGAGCGCATAAAAGCGTTAACCACAATAGAAATATCGAGGGTGCTTACGTTTTAGGTAAGTACAAAACTAAAAGAGAAGCTTTGGATGCTGAAGCTAGTTATCATGCTAAAGGATTTAAGGGTACTAACGGCTTTAAAAAAGGACATCAATTATGGCGAAAAAGATACGAGTAAGAAACTACAATGTTTATGCTGACGACATGGCTAAATGTATGAGTTGGTGTTTAGCTAATGGCATCAAGATATATATGTTGGGTGCCATAAATAGCGAGCATAAAATACAAATAAATAACAACGGTAAAGTTACAACCTCTCCCGAGGCATATTCTATAACTGACGCTACCGATAAAATCTGGGAAACTTACTGTTTCATGTACAGGTTAAATGCCACAAAGTGAATCAAATCTCCTATAGACAATCTGGCGTTGTATACTAAAGTATTTATATATATACTTATAGTAGTACTTATAGTATACTTATACTAACTGTAGTAGTATATATACCACTGTTGTTAGTATAAATTACTGTACTATTAACTACGTACCATAAGGTTGTAGTAATTATAATCTAGTATAAAGTTAGTATAAACTTAAGCTAACACCAAATAGTATATATAAGCGCAAACTTTCTATTCTTTTTTTTTCTTAGGCTACTAATCTTATGGCGA